CGTATAGGTTGGCCCCAGACAGGTTGGCCCTGGACAGGTCGGCCCCGTATAGGTTGGCCCCAGACAGGTTGGCCCTGGACAGGTTGGTCCTGGACAAGTTGGCCCTGGTCAGGTTGGCCCAAGACAAGTTGGCCCCAGACAGGTTGACCCCGGACAGGTCGGCCCTGGAGCCGCCTTTCTCGCCCCTGACCCATTTCTGATGGGACGCGAGGATAGCAGGAAGATCTTGAACGGTAATGGTCATTCCTCACCTCCCTGCCGCAGCGCGGCCAGCAGTTCATCGCGGGTCATTTTCTGCCCTCCGTTCTGGCACCTTAATGCCCCAGTCTTTCAGTTGCTCCCTGGCATCCTCCTCAACCTGAAACAAATCATCGAAGTCGGTGTTCAACAACAACTGGATCAGCACGCATGCGCGGCGGAACTTCTCTTCAAGAGTCATGACTTGTCCTCCAGCGCGGAGATATGGGTGGTGGTCATGGCTTGCTCCTTAAAACTTCGGGTTTAGGCCCATGGCCCCGGTCAGGTCAGCCCCGGCCAGGTCGGCCACGGTCAGGTCAGCCCCGGTCAGGGTGGCCCCGATCAGATCAGCCCTGTACAGATCAGCCCCGGTCAGGGTGGCCCTGGTTCCACCCGCTTCCGACCGTATCCACTTCAGATGGGCGGCCAGGATGGCGGGGAGATCTTGGATTGTGATCGTCATGGCATTACCCTTTCCGGCTCTAGTTTATCTGTCATTTGTCGTACCTCTCGCTATGTCCGCCTTCGGCGTCCAGGGGGATGCCAGGGCACCATGACGGCACCCGGCGCATCTCCTCCAGACCGAAAGCCAGGGCATCGTCAGCCTCTGCCTCGGGGGCCAGATAGGTGATGTCGTCATGGACCTGCAGGACCACTTGGTAGCAGGCGCCGATGCGCAGCATGGCCTCGCGGATCAGCAGCCCGCTGAACAGGGCCTGAGTGATATTCTCCACCACCAGGGCGCCATAGACCCGGCTGGGGCCACGCCCCCGGTTGATGACCCACTCCAGCTTGCCCCTGGAGCCCTGGTGCCGCTCCAGGCCGCGATACCATAGCGGCGTCCCGTTGGGCAGCCATATGGCCCGGCGGTGGATTTTTAAGACGCCCCAGTCGCAGGATGCCCCCGCCGCCAGAGCTTCCAGCATGGTGTCGCCCTGATGCCAGAGGCCGGTCTTCCGGTCTGCGATGCGCGGATGCGTGCGACGGTAGAGATCCACGGCGTTCTTTGCTTCATCGTCTGTGAGAATGATCGGCGGCCCGCCCAAAGCGCCTTGTCGGCATACGATCTGAAAGCGGGCCGCAGACATTCCATAACCGCACCCCAGCTCGATGGTCTTTCCGAGATGCCGTTTGGCGTACATCGCCGGGTCATCCTTCTCTTTAACCTTGGTGACCGCGTGACCGTAGAATGCACTGGCGTTCTCGCTGTAGATGTCTCGACCTTGCGCGAACTTGTCGAGGACATCCTGCTGACCCGCCAGCCAATTGACGCCACGGCATTCAACCTGCGAAGCGTCCACCGTGACGACACGATAGCCCGGCGGGGCGGTGATGCATTTCTTGAGCGCAGGAGTGAGGTTTTGCCAGTTGACCTTGTCGGCACCGGAGAAGCGAACCGTATGTGCCCCTGCAAATTTGAGATAAACAGGCAGCGCCCCACGCGAAGCCATTCCGAGCAGGCGTTCCGCTCTAGTCTCCCCGATCGTCGATTTAACGCCAAGACGTGCCGCCGCCATAGCGGACACGGTCTCGTTCGCGTGCTCCAGCAACTCCTTCATCCCCGCGTCGGTCTTGGCCAGGGCAGGGATTTCCTTGAGGGGGTTGGTTGGGGACGGCTTCATCGGACACGGCACCCCCAGCCGCTCCAGCAGGTCCTTGAACTGGGCGCTGGACGCCATCTCCTTCTCGGTGGCACCGATGCGGGCTAGCAGGCGCTCCTTGGCCCCCCGCTGCTCGGACAGATATGCCTCACAGCGGGGCCGGTCGAGCATTAGTTTTGGCTCGGTGAACATGCGGATGGTCTGGTCGATGATGCGCAGCTCCCCCTTAGGGACGGCGGGCCACAGCCGCTTAAAGATGGCATGGGTCAGCTCCACGTCATGAGCGCAGCCGTCGCCCAGGGCCTGCATAATGTCGTCAGGGAGGTCCCGAAGGCCCTTGAACAGATGGTACGGCACGGACTTCTCGGGCAGGCCGAAGTGCTTGGCCAGCTTGGCCAGGGAGCCTCCAACCTCGGTGCCTAACAGCAGCCGAGCCATCGACAGAGTGTCGAACCATATGGCGGGGACTATGCCGAAGTGGTGGGCCAGGATTAAGCCGTCAAAGTGGGCGTGGTGCACCAGCAGGGCATTCTGGCGAAGCCGGGTCCGCAGCTCCACGTCATAGGCCAGCACCTCGGGGGTGATCCAGTACGCCGGGTCCCCGCCTTCCTTGATGCCCACTAGGTGAGCCTTGAAGCGCGGGTCGCGGACATACTCTTCCGTGGTCATCTTCGACAACGTATAGTCGTCTGCAAAATACGTCTCGAAATCGAGGGTAATTAGTTTCATCTGTCATCACTCCACATGCATAGCGCAGCGGTGATGAGAACTAGGATTGCCGCCCCCAGGGCGTAAAATTCAGTCCAGTGCATCATCGTCTCCACAAAAAGATGCTGGGGGAAACTGTAGCCCCCCGACATCCGGTTTGTCCATCCTAAGTTATCGGGTGGCGCGTTTCTCCATCATCAAGCGGGTGATCTGGCGCTCCAAGTCCTCGCAATATATCTGCATGCCCCTGAGCTGGGCTTCGAGACGCGCGACACGGGTCAGCAGTTCATCCGGGTCACGAGTAGTCTCTACGTGGAAAAGTTCCAACTGTGCGGTCATGAGAAAAATCCCCCAGCTATGGCGATGATGATCAGAAGCCCCCCGACGAACCCTGCCAGGGCCATGGCGAACACATCCAGGGCTTTGAGCAGGGAAACATTGGAAGGCGGTGCGAAGCGGCCGGCCGGGTCACGGCGCGGCAGGTGGGCGACAGAGGTCAGGCCGGTGCCGATGAGAAAGGCCCCCGCCATGGCGCAGAAAAAAATGAGTGTGAACATACTAGACCCCCTTTGCCCGGTCATAGGCCAACAGCGATTGAAGTACGGCGGCCAGGGCGTCGGTGTAATCCCCCTGGGGTGGCGTGAAAAAGAGTCGCCCGTCAACTCCGATACCGAACCAGCTGGCGGTGGGTCCCGTGAAGCCGAGGGGGACGGCCTTGAGGCGTCGCACCGACCGTCGAGTGTAGGTCAAATGGTTCTGCAACCTGCGAGCCTCGGTGGGGCTACAAACACGGTCTGTCGGGTGGCCCCGACGGGTCACGAGGAAGTCCAGGATAGCGCGGCCATGGGTGGCGCGTTCTTCTGAGGTCATTTTGATCCATTCAGTCATGGTGATCACCTGCTACCTGTGGAAAGGATACGAAACATTAGACACATTTTTTGACCAACAGGCCCGGCAATCGCCACACTGTCCCCCTTGATGCGATGCTGGGCACACATGCCCTTCTGGCGACGTATTTTTGTGAACCGTGGAGGTATGCGAATACCCTGGAATTGGCGCGCCATCGATCATCGGGCTTGATATCCTGATGGTCAAATTATCAGGAATCACATCATTTTTGAGATATTCCCGAACAAATTTAACCTCTCGCGTTGGTAACCAATGTTTGATTTATGGCGTGGCAAGGCATACCGCGACAATCTTGCGCAAGGCGTCAACACTGGGTATATCGCCACCATCAAACCATCGGTGGTAAGGCTGGCCCGTTTTTTTCGCCGCTTTGACAATTTGCGACACTGCACCGTCCACAAAGTCCTCAATAGATGCTGTTTCTAGCATTAGTTGATTTTTGGCATAGCCTTGCGCCACAGAAGGGCGGATGCGACAAAGATTGACTGAGTAGCATCCTGAACACGTCGAGCCTTTAACCTCGCGCAATTTTGAACCCGTGTTGCATTGGAACGGGTCACAGGCATAACTGGAACCGGGCATTTTTCCGTTCGCAATGGATACATAGCCCGCCAATAAACGAGCTGCGGATTTAGAAAGAAGTGTAGACATATCAGTATCCCCCGACCATGTTTTTCAATTCTGCCTTGATACGCTTGGCGGTATCCCCACGCCATGATGAAGCATTACTAAGGAAATACCGCACAATGGATTTTCCATCGTCGTAGCCATACTTGGCATTGATATCCGACATCTCGGACATGGCGCGCAAATAGGGAACCGCTGCAAAGTTAACCTTTTTCCAGTCCGCTTTGATTTCACGCGCAATGATGTTTAAAGGCCTATTGAGGGACATGGTTATATCTCCACTAGTCAAGAAATTGCCCCTTGCCGACACACGTTAGGTCATCCACGAAGCGTTTTACCCATGGCTTCAATTTCAGGCCAGGAGTGGTCCTCCGTTAAATCAGGGTCGTTTTCCAATGCCCGGAATATATCTTGTAGAACCGAGTGGTATTCATCTTCGCGGCGTTTATCCCTAAGCCAGGCAAACAGGTGGCGTTCGGTCGCTGTAGCGAGACGGTGGGTTCTATAGATGCGGGAGTATTCGGCGATATGAAACATGATGGTTATTCCTCTTCGCTTCCTGGGTTACCGTAGGCACTCTCAATTTCCGCATTGCAGTGGTCGCATTGCAGTGGGGGCCCTTCCCAATAAATGTCGGCACCGACGATACGCCAGTCAGGCGGGGCGTCCAGACGTACGGATGCTTCGCTTCCATTCTCGCCATTAGTGCACCGCGGGCAAAGAATGCCACCGTCCGCCGTGTAGTAAATTATTGGATATCCCCCCGGCCAAGCGTGGGAAGGAAACTTGCTGTCGTCGTCACAATGAATATTTGTATCAGTCATTTTAGATGTTCCAGTTTGTGGGATTATGCGCAAAGCCGGCGCAATGTGGCGCGGGCGCAATCTATTGCTTCCCCAAGCAGCTGATTTGCCACTTCGGTCAGATACGAATTATCCGATCCGGGGTAGTTGCACTCAACGCCCCACAAGGCGTTATCATACTTGCCTGTCAGAGTTACCCCGTCTTTTATTATGGTAACTGCTATTCCGCAGTAGAACCATCCATCCTTAAGCCATGAATTCATAGCGCGTTGCGCTTTTGCTTGTTCTTTTTTGAAGTTCTCCGGGCGGACATATCCCGCGCTTTTAGGGTCACAGGAGGGCCAAAAACCATCTATCCTTTCGTCAGGCGCCTCAGAGCAATCATCGCGGTAAATAGTTGCGATAGCGTCAAATTCGCCAACGGTTGTGCTGATAAAATCACCCTCGCAAGCGTACCTTTTGAATTTCTCGGTAAACATGGCATAGTCTCCTTGGTTGGTGTGCCCATGATACAGCTGGAGGCGAGAGTGTCAAGCGAATAAGTGCATTACGCTGAAAATATATTGCGCGATGGATTAGTTGCCCGTTGGTGCGGTAATCCATTGGTGGGTGGATTACCGCATACCGTATATAGGGGCCGCACCCGAATTAATCCTGCCGGGTAACCCATAAACGGCTGGTAATCCCCCGGTAATCTCCAACTAATCGTACACGGAGAGGCGCGCCACGCCTCGATCTAACCTCGATTTTGGGGTGATTTGGGAAATAGACTATTATACCTATTGGATGGCTAAGCGGTTAGCGCCACAGCCGCTAATCCCCACCGGTGGGGATTACCACGACGGAGCGCTGAATTCCAGTATACGAAAAAAAATTTCACAACGTATATCCTATCTAAAAAAATAGATTAGTTAGATTAGTAGATGGAGTGGTGCGGGGCGAGCCGCAGGTTTCTGCCGTTTGCTGCACTGCACAAAAAATCCCCCCAAAAGATTTATCAGTAGGTATCGCTGAAAGTGACATGGGTTACCTAGGCGGAGTGCGGCTCTCCGTGTTCACCCTAGTGGACGAACCGGACTAAACCATCCCCCAATAGATTTGTGCATTGCAACATGATTGCACTAATCCATCCGCTGCTAGGTTAGCGCGTATCGCGGGCATACTCCCCATGTCGCGGTTGCGCGGTTGCCCTCGGGGGTGGCGGTGCAACCGTTAAGGGTGGGGCGATACAACCATTCCGGGCACAACCGTTAAGGGTATATGGGTACAACTCGGGGTAGCACCGGGCCGGGGGGCGGGAGGGAAAAATTTGCTCCCCCCTCCGAATGTCGCGCACCATTTTCAAAAACCGCCCCGGGTTTAAAAACTTGCGCGAAAATTTTTTCAGTTTTCCCCGAGGGGTTATTAGGTTACCCTCGCGGCGATCGTCTCCACGGTCATGCTCCTGGGGGGTTGGTGCCGGCCACACCGCGCCAGCCCTTCGGGGGCTCCGTGGAAACCGTGAAAACCGTGGAGAGCCCTATGACCGTCACCCACAAGCCTCTGCAGTCCAGCCACATCAAGAGCGCCGGGTACGATGCCGATGCCGAGGAACTGCACGTAACCTTCAAGTCCGGCGGAACCTACGTTTACCGGGGGGTGCCGCAGGATGACGCCGATGCGTTTTTCGACGCCCCCAGCCATGGTAAGCACCTCCAGAACGAGATCATCGGGACCTACAGCCATATCAGGAAGTGATGGCGGACCTGCTATCCCAGGAGGATATGATTACCGCCCTGGCGGCTGATCGGGTGCTGGCCCATCAGGTGCTGTTCGACCATCGACATCCCGACGCCACGCCGGACTTCCACGTCGAAATCATCAGCCTGTATTGCAGCACGGCGATGCGGGTGGTGATCATGGCCTTCCGTGGCGGGGCGAAGTCGTCCATTCTGGAAGAGTTCGCCATCCTGGAAGCCGTGTTCGAGCGGTGCCACAACATCCTCATTCTCGGCAACAGCTACCCCAGGGCCTGCGAGCGGTTGCAGGCCATCAAGCACGAGCTGGAGACCAATGAACACATTCTGGACCTCTTCGGCGAGCAGGTCGGTGCGACATGGAACGAGAACAAAATCGTTCTCAAGAACGGCGTGGTCATCCAGGCGCTGGGTGCCCGTCAGTCACTCCGTGGAACTAGGCACCTGCAATGGCGTCCCGATCTTATTCTTGGTGATGATCTCGAGGACGAAGAGAACGCCGCAACCGAGGAGGCCCGGCAAAAGATGCTCCGGTGGCTTCTCGCCTCCGTTATACCGGCGATGGACCCGCGTGGTCGAATTCGCATCAATGGCACCCCTCTCGACCCAAAGTCTCTCCTAGAGAAGCTCCGCATCCTGCCTGACTGGGAGTCCAAGGTGTTCCCTGCGGTGCTGCCCGCCAGCCTCATCCCTGATGAGTGGGAGGAGAGCCTCTGGCCCACCCGGTTCCCCCTGGAGAAGCTCAAGGAGCTGTGGCGGACCTTCAGCGAGAATGGCGAGGCAACCCTGTTCGCCCAGGAGTATTTGTGCAAGGCCGAGGACCCGGCGACCAAACTCTTCCAGTCGCGGCACATCAGGATCAACCCGGTGGCCCCGACCTGGGCGCCGACCTATCTCTATTGCGACCCGGCGAGGACCACGCGGGTGCGGACCAGCGCCCGGACGGGGTATGCCGTGTGGTCCTGGGTGGGCGGCAAGCGGCTCTACGTCCACAAGGCCCTGGGGGCGTTCCACAAGCCCGACGAACAGGTCAACACCCTGTTCGAGCTGAACGACAGGTTCCAGCCCATCCTGGTCGGCGTCGAGCCCGACGGGTTGGAGGAATTCATCATGCAGCCCCTGCGCACCGAGCAGGTGCGGCGTGGGGTCACGCTGCCGCTGGCCGCCGGCAGGGCCATCCGGGCGCCCAAGGATAAGAACGGCTTTATCGGCAGCCTGCAGCCATTTTTTGAAGCCGGGGAGGTGGAGCTTAGCCCGGACTGCCAGGACCTCGTAGCCGAGTTGCTGGCGTTCCCCAGCGGTAGAAAAGACGTGGTGAATGCGTTAGCCTATGCGCTTCGCATGCGCCCTGGGAGGCCGATCTATGAAGACTTCTCCCCAGCTCACGTTGCTGATCAACCCCTTACCGCCAACCACCGCAGGCCAGCATTCCTCGCCGTCAACGCTACGGCTGGTATCTTCACGGGAGTTCTCCTGCAGCGACTGGACGGCGCCTTACGAATCCTTGGGGCTTGGGTGCATGATGGCAACGCTGCTGATGGACTTGATGTGGTCATCCCTGATGCAGCTCTACTGGCCGGCAGACCAGTGATCACCTTCGCCCCCTCCGACCGCTTTGATCGCTACGACCCGTCGGGGCTGATCGCCGCCGCGAGGCGCAAGAACATCACCATCCGCCAGGGCAGAGCGCCCAAACCGGACATGCTGGCGCCCTGGCTGCGCAGGCACCTGAAGGGGGAACCGGCGCTGTCGGTAAGCCCGGACGCTACCTGGGTGATCAACGGCATGCTGGGGGGCTACACCCGCAGCATGGACACCGCCGGGAGGATCAGCGACCAACCCGAGAGCAACCAGTATGCCTGCCTGATCCAGGGCCTGGAGGCGCTGGTGGGGGAGTTCGACGCGGTGTCGCAGATCGAGGGTGATGACGACAGCGCAATAAACTGGCAGTATACCGGCAACGGACGCCGGTTCATCTCGGCCAGACCCCAGGAGTGATGCTGTGGCAAAGACCAAATTGACCCCGAGGGACAAGGACTATTCCCAACAGAGCAACCTGGAGGAAGACCTGGGCGATCTGTACGACGACGTGGTCAAGGGCTTTTCCGACAAGAACTCCCGTGCGGACGCCAACCGGGAATACTGGGACATCTACAACTGCAACCTGACCGAGAAGCAAGCATACAGCGGCACCAGCCACGCATTCATTCCGGTAATCCATGACGCCATCGAAGCGAGGGTTACCCGGTTCACCAACACCCTGTTCCCCACCAGCGGGCGGCATGTGGACGTGGTGACCAACGACCAGCATATCCCCCACGGGACCATCTCGCTGCTGGAGAACTACGTTGACACCTCCAAGCTGCGGGCGATCACGCCCGCGCTGTTGCGCAACGGGGATGTCGAGGGGCACTACTCCCTCTATGTCGAGTGGAAGGAAACCAAGCGGACCATCACCAAGCGGGTGAAGAAGCCGGTGACGATGGGCGAGCTGGAGCTGGACGACGAGTACGAGACCGTCGAGGACGAGGAGATCACCGACCGCACCCCGGAGGTGCTGGTGGTGGCCGACAGCGACATCTGCGTCCTCCCGGCGACGGCGCCGAGCCCCGAGGCCGCTGAAGTGGTGGCCATCGCCCTGCGGCTGTCCAAGGCTGAGATCAAGCGCCGGATCAAGACCGGCGAGTTTGACAAGAAGACCGGCGAGAGCCTGATAGAGAACTTCTCCATAAGCCCCAACCCGCAGCAGCCCAACCCCGACAAGGACAAGGCGGAAGCCGCCGGGGTGAAATTCGACGGCGGCACCAAGCACGCCCTGATCTACATGATCTGGACAAAGCGGATCAAGCTCGGCAAGCACAAGGGGTGGTCGGTCAGTTACCATGCTGGCGAGAGCATGTGTCTCAGTTTGAAACGCAACCCGAACTGGTGCGACCGGGTGCCGGTGCTGTCCGCCCCACTCAAACGGGTAGGCGGCAGCTTCTGGGGGGTGTCCCCGGTGTCCGCCATTGCCGAGACCCAGTACGCCGCCAACGACGCGCTAAACATGGGCCTGGACAGCGCCCAGTATGCGCTGCTGCCCATCGTCATGACCGACCCGGAGAAGAACCCCAGGACCGGGTCGATGATCCTTAACATGGCGGCGATCTGGTTGACCGACCCCAACACCACCAAGATCGTTGAGTTCCCGCCGATCTGGAAGGAAGCCTTCGAGCTGGTGGCGGCGCTCAAGTCCCAGTGCATGCAAAGCCTGTCGGTAAACCCGGCGATGATGCCGCAGGGCGGCGGGCGCAAGAAGCCCTCGCAGGCCGAGACTTCCCAGGAACAGGCCGTGGCCATCGAATCTACTGCGGATGCAGTTACCATCCTGGAAGAGGCGATCTTCACCCCATTGCTAAAGTGGTTCTATGAGATGGACCATCAGTACCGGGAGGAGTCCCTGGTGGTGCGCCAGTTCGGTAGCCTGGGGGTCGCCGCCGTCCTGGAGGAGGTTGACCCCTCCACGATGGACACCCAGTACCAGTTCAAGTGGATCGGCGTCGAGGTTACCCGCAGCGCCCAGCAGGTGCAGCAGATGATCGCTTTTACCAACGTCCTAAAGGGGACGCCTCCAGACCTCCTCGGGGGAATGACGCTCAATCTCGCGCCGTTGCTGGAGGACGCCGCCGAGAAGGTCTTTGGCCCCCGGCTGGCGCCGAAGATCCTCATTGATGAGCGCGACAAGATGACCGTCGCCCCGGAGATTGAGAACATGATGATGGCGGCTGGGCACCCGGCGGAAGTCCACCCAGGCGACAACGACCCACAGCACATGCAGGTCCACTTCCAGGGGGCGCAGCAGGCGTTCGCCCAGGGATCCCCGATGGATGCGTTCAAGGCGCACATCATGAAGCACCAGCAGGCGCTGCAGAAGAAGGCACAGGCGTCCCAACCCCCCATGCAGGGATTACCCGGTCCCGGCGGGCCTGGGGGACCACGGGAGGGGGCTATGCCAGGGATGCCGCGTGGCGGGCAGCAACCTCCTGGAGTAATCCATCACGACCAATTACAAGACCCCGGTAGAGTTCCCCGCTAGACAATACCGCATGGGGTGTGGTTTAAATATTTGCGTCGATTAACCAGCGTTACTGGTTCCCGAGTGGTTGCCGTTAGCACCGATGGAGAAGAGCATGGCTACTAAGTTGGACGGTCCCGACGACGAACTTGAATTGGAAGCTGAAGAAGAGCTTGAGGTCGAGGACGAGGTCGAAGAGAGCGACGAGGTCGAAGAGAGCGACGAGGCTGATGAGGGTGACGAGGCCGAAGCGGACGCCGATGAGGGCGACGAGGCCAAGGTAGCCCTACAGGTCAAGGCGAAGAAGGAGGGCAGATTTGCGGTTCTGGCCCGGCGGGCGAAGGAAGCCGAAGAGCGCGCCAAAAAGGTCGAGGATGACCTTGCGCGGTTTCAGCAGCAACGCAGCCAGCAGGACCGAGTGGCTTGGGAAAACGCGGAGCGGGCAAAACTGGATAACATGCTTCCCGATGAGCGGGCGGCATATATCGCTGACCAGCGGTTCAACCAGATGCAGTATCAGCTCCAGCAGACCCAGTTCCAGATGGCCGAGATGGCTGAAAAAGCAAGTTTTGAGGCCAAGGCGTCGGTGAACCCGACTTACGCGAAGTACGCGGAGCGGGTCGAGAAGGTGAAGGCGGATTATCTCAGGGACGGTAAGAACGTCTCTCGCGAGAACATCCTCTACCACTTGATCGGAAAAGAGGCCCTGGAGAAAGGGACCAAGGCGGGGGCCAGAATGCGGGCCAATGGGGCCGCAAAGAAGGCCGCAGCCAAGGGACGCCCCGCGAGCGGGCGTGGTGACATGGCGGGGGGCCGTCGCGGACAGGATGATAGCCTGGAGGCAATGGAATCCCGTTTGAAAGATCAGTTTATCTAAGCCAGCGGGTGAAACACCCGCCCGGCACAACCTGGAGGGTGTTTCACCATGGCAAGCAATTCGGCTTCGAACTTTAACTCGGGCGGCGCCTACAACACCGGCGACGTAGTCCCCTATATCCAAAAGAAAGTCATGCCGCTGGTTCAGCGGCAGCTCGTCGCCTATCAGTTTGGTGACATGCTTCGCCTCCCCAAAGGACGCGGCACCACCTATGAAGCCTCCCGCTACGACCGCCTGAACCTGCCGACCGCGCCGCTGTCGGAAGGCGTCCCGCCGGTTGGCGAGAGTATGCCCCTCGCCCAGGTGAGCGCGGTGGCCCAGCAGTGGGGCGACAAGGTTACCATCACCGACGTTGCCGAGTTCACCATCTTCCATCCGCTGTTCCAGCTCGCGACAGATCTGGTGGCCCTGCAGATGGCGGAAACTCTGGAACGCAACACGTTCACCAACCTGTTGGCGGGCACCCAGATCAACTACGCTTCTTACGACAATACCGCTCGCGGCAGCCGCGCCGGTATCCGTAACGGCGGCACTGCGGCCACCTCCGACATCCTGACCCCGCATGAAGTCAACCGCGCTGCCGGTGCCTTCTACACCCTCGGCGTCCCCCAGTTCATGGGGCAGAGCGAACCCAGCGCGAAGATCCAGGCCGACAAGCCCGGTAAGGGGTCGACCAATCCGCGAGGGTTCCAGCATTACGTTGCCCTGATCCACCCGCTGGTCGAGCAGGACATGCGCGAGAACACCACGGTGGTCACCGCGTGGTCCTACAGCGACGTCAACAAGCTCTACAACAACGAGCTTGGCGAGTGGGGCGGCATCCGCTTCTGCCGGTCGAACATGGTTCCGTTCTTCGTCGGCGTGGCGCAGGTCAACGGGACGCCCGGCGCCGCCGGGTCGTTGGTCACGGGCACCTACTATATCCAGGTGACCGGCTCACCCGCCCAGCAGAACTACGAGCAGCGCATCTATCAGGTGTCCACGTCGGTCTCGGTGACTGGCCCCAACGGCTCCATCGCGGTGACCGTCCCGACCCTGGCCGGGTACGTGTTCAACGTCTATGTCGGCACCACCACCGCCCCAGTGAACCTGGGCCTATCCTCGTCCGGCCCCACCAGCGGACCGCTGACCGGCCAAGCCGTACAGATCCCCTCCGGGTCCTCCATCACCATCACCGGTGTCGGCACCGCCCAGACCCCGCCCGCCGCGCCGGCGACCGGCATCACGGTGTTCCCGAGCTTTGTTGTGGGCAAGAATGCCTACGGACAGGTGATGCTGGACGATCCGAAGTTCACCTACCTCAAGACGGCGGATAAATCCGACCCCTTGAACCAACTTCGGATTATCGGTTGGAAGGTGATGTATGGCACCCTGATTGAGAACCAGAACTTCCTGATGCGGATTGAAAGCACCTCGCTCTTCGCCGCGACCTTCTCGTAACCCTACAGGGGAGGGGGTAGCGCCCCTCCCCACCTTTTCGGAGCATGAGCATGGCAAAGACGAAAGACACCGATCAGATCATCCCTGGCGTAGTGGAGCTGGATGCCCTTACCGAAGCCCAGATGGAGGCCGAGGTTCGGCAGGAGCTGGAAGCCGAGCAGCTTGTTCTGCTGAAGGCTTCCAAGCGCCGTGAGATAAAGGCGAAGCTGAAGCGCGAGCTGCTGTCCGAAGCTGGACTGCAGGACGGCGAGGAATTGGTGCCAATTACCATCGATCTTGCGCCGCATTCCAACAAGATCACTATTGATGGGGTAGACTATCACCACGGGGTAACCTACAATTTCGCTCCGAAGGCAGTCCCGACCATCCTGGAGATCATGTACCGGACCTGGAAGCATGAGGATGAGATCTCGGACCGCAACAACCGGAGCAACGCGTACCGCAAAAAGCAGGCGCCAGTGCTTCGGCCCCGAAACGCCGCATAGGAGCAGTAGAGCATGAGTGGAGATTCCAAAGCCGGTCCCGTAGCATTCAACATCGTCGCAGAGCTGGGCGCCTCGCGTCAGCTCTCCGTCGGTGGAAACTTCGGGCCTGGGTCCTCCCTGGAGGAGATCAACGGCAGCCTGGATAAGGTGCTGAACGCCATCAATCGCCAGCAGGCGAAGAGTGGCATCATAAACCTTGAAGCCGAGATTACGTCAATGACACGTAATCTAAAAAACATGGTTGAGGACGTTGAGCGGATCGACAAGAAGAACGTAACTAAGTCGCTTTCCGCACAGGAGCGTCAACAGCGCGAAGCCGTGATGATCAATATCGAGCGACTGGAAGACGATATTGAGCTTAAGAGGGGCTTCCTGGAAGAGTGCAGGAAGGACGCGAAATAAATGGCGATGCAAGCCCAACAGATCGTTGCGCTTGCCCTGGCCGCAGGTCGGGGAACGTCTGGCTATGTGACCCAAGCTGGACAGTTCCTCAACCTGATCCTTTCCTATCTGGCGCAGACCTACGACTTCGATGAGCTGCGCAAGACCGCCACGCTGAACGTAACCGGCGCGAGCGCGAACTATCCGTTGCCCGCCGATTACCTGCGGGCCCGCGAGGTTTTCTATTCGGTCAACGGAACCATATTTTATCTGAATCAGATCCCGCTGGAAGAATACGACCAATGTTTCCAAGGGCCTGGGATCAGCAATTACCCGGAACAGTACGCGACCCAGATTGAGACCAGCCCGCCGACCATTTATTTCTGGCCACCCCCGGCGCTGACCCTCGCAGTGACCGTGCGGTATCAATCCCAGCCTGCGGACATCCTGACCCCGGAGACCAGCAGCGCTGTCCCCTGGTTCCCTAACCAGCAATACCTGATCAAGCGGTTGACCTCCGACATCGCGATGCTGACAGACGACACGCGCCATCAGACGTTGCGTGACGAGGCGGCACAGATCCTGGACCGTTACCTGATGATCGACGACGATAAGAGTGGGTACGCCCAGCAGGTAACCCTGGATCGCCGCAGGTTCCGTTCAACGGAAAGCTCCAAAATCACCAAACAGACGGGCTGGTAAGATGGCCATCCGCGACGTTTTACCGATGGCCTTTGTCCCGATGGGCCTGTCGGACAGCCGCGACGGTAACATGTCGAAAAAAGGCGGCATGTTGTCCTGCCAGAACCTTATGCCCAGCCCGACAACCCCTGGGGTCCTGGTTCCGCGTCCGGCGGCGTTCAAAGCCATCGACTTCACCCTCGGGGGTTTCACCACGCCTGGGTATGTGTCCTGCATGTTACAGGTGGGGACGCGGGTATGGGGCTTCATCGCCAGCGGACGGAATGCTGGGCATGACGAGCCCTTCTGCTACGACTTTGCCACCAGTTCCTTCGTTACCATCAGCGGCGTTACGGGGGGCAACACGCCGACCAGCCCGGCGACGAGCGGGGCATGGGTTCCGCCGACGGTATGCGCGGTTGGTGGGTTCATCGTTTTTACGCACCCAGGGTTCAACGGGGTTGGGGCGAATTTTTACGGGGTGATCAGCGGCGCGGGCGGCATGAGCCCGGCGTACAATGCTTACAACACCAGCACCAACCCGCTTCCAAGCGTCCCCACGTTCTGCGCCAATTTCAACGGCCGGGTCTATTTTGCCTGCGGCAATATAGCCTATTTCACAGACGTTCTGGTTCCGACCAACAGGGCCAACGCCACCAACTCGCTGACCTGCGGCGGGGCGGATGCCATCACGTCCATGTCTCCGCAACCGTATTATGCCACCAATACCGGCGGTATCGCCCAGGCACTACTGGTCTTCAAAGCCTTCGGCATCTGGCAGGTCCAGGGGGATCTCGCGCTCAGTACCCTGGGGCTAAACCAAGTGATTTCCGGGGTGGGGACCCAGTCGCCCAGGAGCCCGGCGGTGACCCCTGGCGGGGTCTCGTTTCTTGCCATAGACGGTATCCGCACCGTCGGGTTGGACGGGCAGGTGAGCCAGCCTGTGGGCGAGGTGGTGCTGCCGTTTATGACCGCCCTGACGCCCAGCCGAACGGCGTGTGCCTATAACCAGGGAACCTACCGGGCGGTGGTGGATTTTCTCCAGGCGGGAAGTTACGAACGGTTTGAGTACTGGTGGGACGAGATCCGCACGATTTGGACCGGCCCCCACACGTTGACTTACGACAATATCATCCCCAGCGGGGCGAGCTTTCTGGTGACGAACGCCACCCAGACGGGGGCGATCTACCAGACCAATGTGCTTCCTGGGGCGACAGATAGTTTCTCCGAATTTGGGACGCAGCTTGCGTTCACCTACCAGACCGGGGTTCTCTCGGAGGATACCAGTATCCTGTCTGAAAAGGCGCTGATTGAACACACCATTTTCATGGGATTCGCAGCGCAGACTACGTTAACCTTCCGATGCCTGGACCCATCGTCCGTGGTCCTTAGCACTTACGCAGTATTGACCCCAATAGTTGCCCCGTCGGAGCCCACAACCTATGGCGTATTTTGGCCCGCCCCGGTTATATTTAACCGTATGTCCGTAGCCCTTACCGGGATGTCTGGGCCAGGGCTGCAACTTGGGGCCATGTACCTGCATTATCAGGCTCTCGGGTACATCAATGTTGACCCGAATTTGTCAACTACGACGCTTGCGTCTTACGATTACGGGTCGGTGGCCGATGTGGTGTTACAAAACGTCGGGGATTGGGGATCTGTTGCTGACGCAGCACTATCCGTGGTAGATTTTGGGCCGACAGGCGTTTTGCCCTAGGGGGGTTGATGGCTACTCAGGTGGAATGGCGGCGTGGGACCCATGCCCAGGTGCAGGCTTTCACTGGGGCCGTGGGTGAAGTCGTCATCGACTTGACCCAGAACCGGGCGGTAGTTCAGGACGGCGTTACTGCTGGCGGCTGGCCGCTTGCGCTGCAGAATAACGATACGTTGACCGGGCAGGCGCTGGTTAATCCGGCACTGAGCGGCACCGTTTCGGGAAGTCCTACGTTCAGCGGGGCTCCAGCGTTTACTGGGGGGGCGACAGCGTCTACCCAAACCCCCGGTGATAATTCAACTAAACTGGCAACGACCGCGTATGTATCAGTGGCGGTTGCAACGGCGCAGTTACCCGGAAATATTCAATATATGTATTATAATAACGGAGGATTTTGATGGCCGCTAATACTGCCCCGGTTTTTCCCATCTCCCCCATTGTCGGCATCGCCACACTGGTTTCAGCGACAGCAATCACTTCACTTGCTAATATTACTGGAACCACTGGGCTTGTACAGCTTACGGCGACCAGCACCAACGGGACCAGAGTAGACCAGATTACTGTCAGGTCGCAGGGCACATCGGTCGCGTCCGAGTTGTGTATCTGGGTATACAATGGAACAACAAGCTATCTTTATGATATAATTGATGTATCTGCTGTAACAGCATCGACAACAACAGATCCCTTTACATCAAGCAAGAGCTACACCAATCTTGTTCTTCCTCCGACATACCAACTTTATGTATCGGAGACTGTTCAGACAAACTTGAACGTCTTTGCTTTCGGCGGGAATTACTAATGTTTACCGGACCAAGTTTTCCGACCCCAGTGTCCATCCCGGCGCTGAAGGTGCAGACGTTCCTTAGTAGCGGCACGTTCACGCTTCCGGCGGGATGTTCTATTTGCGCGGTTGTTCTAATGGGCGGCGGCGGCGGCGGGGCGGCAGGAACCGCAAGTTCCGCGACCGCAGGAGCGGGCGGTGGCGGAGGGCAGAGAGCAGTCGTCATCTTTCGGGGGACAGATATCCCGCCGCGAGTGGCGGTAACGATTGGTAGCGGCGGGGCCGGCGGGGCAACCAGTGCGGCCAGCGGTTCCGCTGGGTCCAGTTCGACTTTCGGCAGTTTGCTTACCGCATTTGGCGGCGGTGGTGGCGGCGGTGGTGAAGGTGGCGGCGGCGGCGGCGGCGGGGCAGCTGGTGCGGGTGCGACGGTTACCACCGGGTCCGGCACCGGAGGAGCAGGCGGGCTTGTCGGTGGGGGGGCCGGGGGCGCCGCACCCGGC